CGGGATCGGCCAAGGCCGCCTGAAGCTGGGCGGCGATTCCCTCATAGGACGTCAGCCCAGAAGATTGCCCGATCCATGCGCCACGGTGCACAAGTGTGCCCGCGATTTCGATGACCGCAATGCCATCCACCACTGCGTAGGGCTGTGTTCCATTTCGCTGATGGCGCTGGGCAAGATCATTGCCGAACAGCGAAGCGCGGGCCGGGAGGGCGGCTGCGGCTTGGTCTCCTGCCTCCACCTCCAGTCCTTGGAAGGTGATCTCCTGTCCAGTGATGCGTGGGCCCAGCCCTGACAGGAACGCCAGCGCCTTGGCAGGATTCACCATCAGCGGCGTATTGAAGGCGCGCTGGGCGATCTGGGCATGATGCATCACCGTTCATCCTTGGGGTCAGTCTTGTCTTCAGCATCTTCTGGCGGGTCGTCGCCCTCGGCAGCGTCCTGCTTGCCGTCTTTGTTACTGGCAGCACCCGGCCCTTGCGCCGGAGATCCCGGTCGCCGGAAGTCGAGGCCCAGTGCCAGTTCGCGTTTGCGCTCGGCGGCAATCTCGCGGTCGACCTGTTCTGCGTCATAGCCACGCTCCGAGATTGCCTGCGTGCGGGATTTCAGCCCGGACTCGATCTGCAGGATCTCTGCGGACGCGTCCTTCATCGGATCGATCCAGTCCCATTTGGTCGGCAACCAGGCGCAGGCCTGATATTGGCGGCGCTGTTGATCATAGCCGGGCAGATCAATAGCACCGGACAGCACCGCCACGTCCATCCAGCGGGACCACACCGCGCGACAAAGCTGGAATACCAGCACGCCATGCTGCCAGGCTGAGATGCGGCGGCGGAATTCGATCAGCGATATCCGTGTGTTTGAGAAGTTTCCCTTAGCGGTGTCGCCGGTCAGGTAGCCGTAAGGGATGCCCAGCGCTGCCGCGATTTGCAGCAGCGTCCGGTATTGGAACAGCTCATAGGTGCCACCAGAATCTGGTGTGGCCGGGGTCGAGACATCCTCACCGGGGTCCAGCCGCACCACTTGGCCAGGCTCGACCTCCAGATCCTCCTCGGTCGGTTCCAGCGGGGTTTCGGGCGCTGGCGAGGTGATGAACATCGCGAACATCGCCGCGATCTTTTTGCGTTCCAGTTCCGCGTCGTCATAGAGGTCCAGCGTGAACAGCTTGACGATGGCAGCGGCAAAGCGCGACACGCCGCGCAACTGACCAGCCTCGACCGGGTCAAGAACATGGATCACATCTGCGGCGGGCACACGGACAGTCTCATTGGTGAGGCCGGGGTCGGTCAGATCACCCGGGTGGCGGCGCAGGAAGTGATAGGCGACGCGGCGTCCGATACCATCGAATTCGATCCCCTGCCGGATCAGCCCAGCGCCTGACAGCGTGCGGTTCATGTCGAGGGGTAGCATTTCCGCAGGCAGCATCTGCAATTGTAGCGGCACGGTCAGACCATCCTCCGCCCGGCGGGGCCGAATCCGGATGAAGACCTCACCAGACAGGAACACCTCGCGCGCCGCCCGGCGCTGCAGCCCGTAGAAATCGGTCAGGCCTTCCGCGTCAGCGTCGTCCGTCCAGGCCAGCCACAGCGACTGCAATTCTTCCTTCTTTGCAGCATCCGCGATGGTCGAGGAGGGCTTGATCCCATCGCCGACCACGTTGCTGGCGAAGGATTCCACGGCATTGGCAGCATAGCCGTTGTTGCGCACCAGCCACCGGGCCCGGGCGGTGATCGTGTCGCCCGAGGCCGCAATCAGTGTGTTCACATGCGCGCGGCTGGCCCGGAACCCGCGCAGACGACGATGGGCTTGGGCTGCATCAAACCCGCCAATGATGCTGCCAAGCCGCTGGCGGAATGCCTCGAATGCCATCTGTCACAGACCCTTTGAAGCGACAGTGCCCCAGCGCCGACGACGCGGGGTGCCGGTGGTGGCGGTGGCGATCCGGCCTTCCAGATCGCTGATCGCCGCGGCCAGTTCCGTATCCGAGCCATAGTTGATCGACTTGCCATCATAGCTGACCGAGCGGACGCCTGCGTAGCGTGCCTCCTGCAGTGCCGCCAGCAAGGCGCGCATTCGTTCCAGATCCATTTCAATCCCTCATGAAGTTCGGTGTGTAAGCCCGGCGCTTGCGCCGTGGCGTGATTGGTGTTCCGGCCTTCGGCGCGGTTGGGGCCTCAGACACTTTGGGTTCAGCAACTGGCATCTGAGGGTTGGTCTCGACCCCGGCCTGTTCTTCAAGCCGCCGCCAGGTCGCCTCGTCCCAGCGATCCGCGCCCATGATCCACGCCGCCGCCCGGGCATAAACCCGGCAGTCCAGCGCCTCGTTGCGCTCGCGCATTTTCTGCCATTCGGGGTGGCTGTAGCCGCGCTTGTTGCGCACGGTGACGAGCTGTTCCGCCACCAACTGCTTCAGCCATTCGGTGTCGATCCAGTCGGGCAGATGCACGGTGCCGGGAGCATCACAGACGCCCAACGCCCGATCTTCGTCCGAGGGACGTTCCAACCGCAGGAAACGGTAGGTCTCGGTTTTGAACGTCGCCGTGGCCACAGACCACAGGCGCGCGCCCCGCCGCAGACGTTTGCCGCCGATGGTCGCATCGACAAAGGTCGGCCCCGACACCGGCGTGGCCCGGTTGAAGCCTTCCAGCCCTTTGATTGGCGAAACCTGGTCGAACCCCTGTTTCCGCGCCCACGCGTAAACCGCCGGGGCTTCATAGCCGGTGTCGATCGCCAGCTTGCCGATCAACATCACAGCACCATTGGCACAGGCCCAAGTCCGACCAAGCAGCGCGGTCAGCTTATCCCAGCACTGCGGATCGTCGGGACCGCCCGCGATGACGATGTGATCGACCAACCAGCTTGTCCTGTCCCGGCCCCAGGCCCAGACGTCGACTTCGATGCGGTCCTTCTGCACATCGACACCGGCGGTCAGGAACAGACCACCGACAGGGACCTGCACACCACCATAGGCTTCGCGGCGTTCCGCCAGCCGCTGCCATTCCGGCGCGTCGCCACTTTCGACCCAAGTTTCGCCCAGCAGAGTGTTGCGCGCAGCGCGCAGCATCTCCTCGGAGCCTTGGGCTGCGAGCCACTCGCGCGCGATCTGCTGCCAGCTTTTCCAGCCCAGCGGCGAGTAAAGCGCCGAGATGTGGAAACCGATGGAATGCGGATCATCCGACACGGCCGTCGCCCGCCATTCGCCCCGCTCCAACATCTGCGTCTTGTGATGCTCGGCGATGGGCGTCTCGCAGCCTTCGCAATGATAGGCCGCCGTGTCGGGCCGCCCCTTGTCCCAGCGCAGGCGCTCAAACTGCAGCCACTGCATCGCGCCGCAATGTGGGCAGGGCACAAAATAACGGCGCTGGTCCGATGCCTCATATTCCCGCTCGATCCGGCTGATGCCCCGGATGGTCGGCGTCGAGACCATGAACACCTTGCGCCGGTGCGAGAAGGTGGTGGTCCGGGCCTCGGCCAGTGTGACCGGATCGCCTTCCTCGTCAGCAGAGGCTGGATAGGCGTCAACCTCGTCCAGAAAGATGTAGCGCGCAGGCATCGACCGCAGACCGGTCGCGGAATTCGCTCCGGTCAACACCAGGATGCCGCCCTGAAACTCTTTTGAGAGCATCGAGTTGCCCGCGTCGCGTGAACGCGCTGGATTGACCAGCGCCCGCAGCACCGGACTTTCCGAGATCAAGGGATCGAGCCGCCCGCGCGAGGTGCGCTTGGCCATTTCCACCGTTGGCAGCACCGCCAGCATCGGTCCCGGCGCGTGATGGATGACAAAGCCGATCCAGTTGTTCCCCGCCTCAGTCGCCCCAACCTGCGCCGCTTTCATGAAGCTGATGCGTTGCGCCGGGTGGCGCGGCGACAGTGCATCCATGATCTCGCGCAGGTAGGGGGCGCGGGCAGTGCGATACCGCCCCGGCTCGGCCGCAGCACGCGACGACAGCCAGCGATGCGCATCCGCCCATTCCGACACCGTCAGATCTGGGTCGGGCCGCAGGCCCTTGCGCCACGAGCGCAGGATGTCCTCGGCCCCGTCAAACTCGAGGTCGAGGTCTGCGGTCAGGTCATCGTTGGCCGTGTCGTCACTATCCGAGGCTGACCCTGAGGTCAGCGAGGGCTTCGAGGTGCTGTCTGACATGGGCTTCCAACACCCTCTGCAGGATCGCGGCCTCAATGATCACCGGTGTTCCGGTTTGTTTTTCCATCCCCAAAGCCACTTCGGCCGCCATCAACGCCGCCACCCTGCTGGGCCAGGTGACCCATGTGTCGCGTTCCTGCCGTGCGAGGCGAAACACCAGTGCTTCGGCGCGGGCGCGGTCGACTAGCGTGCCCTTCTTCTTCTGGATGCCAAGCTGCTTGTCCTGCGCTTGGTAGACGGTCAGCGCCGTGCGGGCTTTCAGATACGACGAGCTGTCCGCAGGCCCGGAAAACCCGCTATCGCCGCCGGTGCGACCGGTGCGACCGGTGCTGCGCCGCTGCTGGTCGGGGTCGGTCATGTCGGCCCGGCGCACATCAGACGCCGCCGCGTTGATCGACCCGTCGCTGTAGACCACCAAGCGGCTGGCCTTGCGTGCCTTCTGGATCGCCCCGCGCGAGAGGCCAGAATGGGCGGAATACTCGCGTTCGGACATACCTTCCATGGCGGTTGCATTAACCTCAAGATATTAGAGTTAAACGGAAATAGAGATTTTATTCAGTTGATTACACTCCGCGATAGAGCGATTCATGGTGCGAGGCAAACGGGTGTATCGCACCCCTTACATGAGGATCGGAGACCACGATGCGCGCACAGGAAAAGATGGGACACAGCTCGATGAGCGACGGGTGGCGCAATCACACCAGCCCCGCGCAGGAGCGGGTGAACTGGGTGATGGACGAAGTCATGTCGGGGCGGATGAGCCAGGCCGACGGGATGGTCGAGATGGCACGCGCCCACGAGATGATGCGCGAGGAAGCCCGCGCGCGGACAACCCACCCTGAGCACCGCTGGGAGGAGTGATCATGGCCAAACGCAAGATCACCCCTACCCCCGAGGCCGCCCGCGAAGCTTTGATCCTCGATATCGCCCAGCGCCGGTTCTTCATTGAAACGCTGGAGACACGCAACCGCGACCGGCTCGACTTCCACGATGTGGCCGTCTGGGCGATCCGCGACGCGCTGGAAGAGGCCTTTGAAGCCGGGCGCCGTGCCGCAACACAACCCTGAAAGGACAAGATCATGACCGCCACCACCACCATCCGCGTCGACATCGACACGCTGCCCGACCATCTCGACCGTTCGCGCCTGAACAGCGTCGCCGCGGGTATCGAGGACGCGCTGAAGGAAGCAGGCGTCCGGGCCGACTGCTCGGACCTGTTCTCGCACATCAAGATCGACCTGCCGACAG